CCTGCTCATCTTGAACATACCCCGGAGCGCTAGGCGCTGCAACTTCTGCGCGGTCAGGAGTATTGGCCGTGAAGTCTTCTATAGACTTCAGCATCTCCGCATATCGCTGGGCTTCGCTTTTCCCTTCTTGGGTAACTAAGTCGTACGCGCTCTTAAGCATTTTTACGGGGTTACCGCTAAGCGCCCCTATCGCTAGGTCAAAAAACGGATTACCCGTACTTGTTACTACCCCAATTTGAGGCGCACCGTTTACGTCTCTAGTCATCCCAAACCCATAACTAGGGTTAAAAGTAGATGGGTTGTTATCGGCGTTATAATACCGCTCCCACCCTTCAGGGGCCTGAAGAGGGGTATATCCTGCGGGGTTTATATCCTCCGATGACACACCAGTTGTATACAGTGCTCGGTCCAAATCAGTAAACCCACTGAGCAGGTCATCAAACGCCGTGCCAGACGAAACACCGCGCTGGGCATCCGAGTTTAAGTTGCTCTCAGTTGCCAACTCACGGATCATTCTTTCTTGTTCAGGGGTTAAGGCCATCTCTCACCTACTGTGTCAAATCATAGAACGAAATTGACCCTACGCCATCGCCTTTAGTAGCCCCGGATACCGTGCGGACTGCAAGGGTGTAGATGTCGCTCGTACCGGCTAGTGATGCACCCAACTGCAAGTCCCAGTTGTACCCCGTAGCAGTTGACGTGTTGATGGTGCCGCCGCTGCCAGAAGATGTCACGTAGTCGGTTTGTACAATTGTACCAAGCGTAGCAATTGCTGTAGCAGAGACGTCTCTTTCTACGTTGGCATCAGAGTCTACTGCCGCCCACGACGCCCCGGTAAGTGTGCAGTTTTTGACCAACGCTACTTCATAGTTCTGGCTGGACAAGGGTAGGAACTGTATACGGTTAGGAAGCACTACCGCTCCAAGCGCAGTAGACGCAAGGCGAATAGACACAATAGGGTAGAAAGTAGCCGCAGTGTCGATGTTGATAAACGACGTAGTGCGTCGTGCTACGTGGTCAATCGAGGTCTGCTCGTAACCCCCCATGCTTAGCACGGAAGAGCAAATCTGCTTCATATTCGACGAAGACGCCGTGGCCCCAGTGTTGGTAATTTCGTACCGAACCGGCAGTATCGCAGTCGTCATATACACCGAGGTCTGCACGTTGGGGTTCTGGAATATGTGGCAAATGACCACCTGCCCCTCGTAGACAAACCCGCACCGGACGTCGCCTACCCCAAGCCACTCAAAGTCCAGATACAGAATCTGAGACTTGGTAAGGTCCAACGTAATGCCACTAGGCCCTGTGCCGTTTAACGGGTCCACGTTCCAGTCTGCTTGGTTTACTGTACGCACGTCGCTCGGAGTGCCGGGGGTGGGTAGAGAGTTGGACCGCAGTACAAAAGAGACCGTCGTGCCATTCTGCTGAACAAACACCCCGTTGGACGTATTGAAGTACCCCACACGCTGGCGCAAGTTGGCTTGTGCCGCCGCCATCACAAAGGTAGCCAGCACAGTTAAGCCTTTGCCCGGCTGGTATGGCATGGACCGGTACGTCTGCCGCACAACCTCGGAACCGCTGGATGTAGTCACCGCCATCTGCACTGAGCTTTCGTTCGCCAAGTATGAAGTAGCCCCGCCAGTTGCAGTGCTGGTGCTAAACTGGTTGTCGATCGCAAAGCGGTTCTGGCTGTCGAATATCGTATAGGGCTGTACCGTAACCAGCCGCCCAAACGCGTCCAGCGCGTTAGCAGGGAAACTAATCGGTAGGGGGGTGTTGGAGTCCATGATCGCCCTCAGTGCGTTATCAAGTCGGTTGAAGTACAACCGCAATATGTTGTTCAGCTGGTCGATGTAGCCTTTGTTGTACGACACCGGAGCTGAGGGCAGCGCAGGAGCTGCAGGGCGGACTGTCTCAATGCTAACAATCGACATCAGGTACCTCTCCGCCCGTCGAGCTTCATATCCAGACGCGGTGCACCCAGCTGCCACGAGACCCCAAGCGCAGTGGACTCAACCTTCATGGCAAACTGCCTGCCTCTCACACGGGTGAACACCATCCCGGTGAACTCTTCTATGGGTATCGTAGCACTCCTAGTGACAGCGTTGCTGCTGTTGCCACCCTCGGACAGCGGCGAGTTGTACCCCGAACCTGAGTTGGACATAGGCAATAATGTCATCGTGATAGCAGGGCTGTCCGCCGTGGAGCCTTCAAATGTTACGTCTGGTAACACCCGGTTGATGAGCACGAAGTGGTCTCCGTCGTCCATGTCGAACTCTGCGGATGTAATGTAGGCGTTGATCGGGAACGCTGTGCCGGTCTCGTTGCAGTCTGTGCCGTACTCTTGGAACACGAGGTTGTGGCTGTACGTAGCAGCGATAGGGTAGTCCCTCAGCTTGGCATCGAGCCACGCCGTGCGACGTAAGGTACCGTAATACCACAAGTTTTCCACATAGTTATATACAACGTAGCGGTCAACCTCGGTAGAGCCCGCCGAGCAGTAGAACCACCATACCTCGTTGAAGGACTGGTTGGTGCCGGCACACACTTGGTAGTACTGCTGTTGGTTGAAGTCATTGAAGACATACCGGCGCACGTCGCAAGGCAGCGGCACCACGGTACCGTCGTAGCGGTAGAACTTATCACGCCCCATCCAGTACGCGATGCTGTTGGCATATACCATGGAGTTGGGCCCGGCGATCGAGATGTTGTCGCCCAGAATCTGCGCACCCCAGACATCCGGCGCACCGAGGTACTGTAGTGAGTACAAAGAAGTGTCAGTCCACACCAGTATCTCTTGGCGGGCTTGCAGGGCGGAGATGATCTCAGCACCACGGGATAGACGTAGCGACCCAGCTTGGTTAGTAGCCGCAGGAGACCACATCCCGGCGTCTTCTTGGTCCGACCAGCGGATCAGCATGGGGTCTAGCACAGCACTGCCAATATCGTTGCAACCAAAGGCCAGCACGAACCGGTTAACGTCTGAGACGGCAACGTAGTTCACCACCGTGGGAACGGCAGACGCTCCGCTCAGAGAGGACAGATTGACCGCCCGGGTAGTAACGCCCCCCGTAGCGTCCCAGTAGTACACCCCGCCACCCCGGGGGGCAAAGATCAAGTCCTCGCCAAAGTTGGACTGGCTCCACAGGCGCATCTCAGCAACCGTAGTGCCCCCAAACCCCCACGTACCAGAACCGAAGGTACCTGCACCCCACCCTGCAAACGGTACGGCGATCTCGTTACCTATGTTGATCTGGTAGGCTGCGCTGACCGTACCGCCTCCGGTTGCCGTGCTGCTGGCGTTGGAGGATGCTGTGATGTTGTAGGTGTCGTCGGTAAGTACGGTGATCTGGTACTCCCCGTTCAGGGTAAGCCCGCCTACTGCCGTAGCGCCACTAAAAGTAACGAAGTCCCCCGTAATCCCGCCGTGGTCTACGTCAGTAACCAGTACAGTGGCAAGGCCACTTGTGGTGCCAAACGGGTTAGTCAGGGTAGCTGTGCCCCTGAGAGGGGTGATATCGAAATAGGCGCCACCGCGCTCTATGTAGAACTTGAGGTTGGTGCCCACCCCAATGAGGTTCTGCCCGCCAAGGGTCACCCAGTTAAACAGCGACCGGCAGATACCAAGAAACGTTGCGGACGAGAAACGCTGCCACCCACCGATCTTCTCGGGGGTGCCTTGGCGGAAGCGAACTTTGTCAGACTCGTACCACCCGCTTTCGTTGGTGTAACGGGTATTCTCTCTGTTCACCCCGGGCTTGAGCTGTATTTTCTTAAGCATAACGATGGCCCTTTGGTAGGGGTATTATGGCACAACTACGACAAGAACAGAGCGCGTTCGTCAGACCTGCGCAGGACAAGCCCCGGTAATATCCGGCCCCCACCCTTAGTCCACTTGGGGAACTCGTCAGCTGCGCCATTGAAGTCGCCCCGGTTAAACTTCATCCGCAGGGTAGATGATTGCAGATTTCCGAGGCCCACGTTGAAGCTGAAGGAAACCAGAGCGTTAAAGTGTGCTTGGCTATCAGCAGCGCGAGGGCACAGTCTAATAACACCGCTCTCAAACCGAGCAAGATCGCTCCGAAGAATCGCATCAATCCCACCGTCGCTCCAGATTTTGTCATGCTCAGGCCGTAGTGGGTACGCCTTCCGCTCTTCGAGTTTTAGTTTAGCCTGCTCTGGGTACAGTACGTGGCCGTAACCGATCGTCCAGAGCAAGGCAGGGCAGAGGTATGGGTGGTTCCGCTTACCCTCGTGGTGCTTGATGACTTCAACGGCGGAGTCGCTTACTTTCATTTTTTGAAGGCTTGCGAACCAAAGTGGAAGGCAACGATGCTGGACCAGATGATCTGAGTTTCCGCATCCCACAGCAGGGCCATAGCGTCAGAAAATGCTACACCGGTTTTAATCGCGTAGTAAAAGCCGAAGCCGTCTACAGCGCAGAGCAGCAGGAACATACCGTAAGTGATGAGCGGACGGACCAGCGCACGAAGGTTGATGACCCACGTTGACGCGCCTTTGCCGATCTCGATGTCGTGCTGCATGAGCGCCGATCGCTCAGAGATAGCCGCCTGTATCGCCACCTGCTCGGTCTTGATCTCCTCAAGTCTCTGCTGGGCAATGTAACCACGTTCAGCCAGTTCCAGCTCGCGCTCTTTCGCAGCTTGAAGTAGAAGCAACTCGTGCTTCTTGTCCTGCCGGTCTTGGAAGAAGTCCAGCAACTTGGGCAGGCCACCGGCCAGAAACGAGATAACTGTAGAGAGTAGAGTCAGCATTGTTATTCAACCTTTCCGAAAAGCCACATGGACACCGCAACCGGCACTGCAAAAATTCC